AGCCAATCTCAATGCCTCTGATTGCTTACTCATTTGATTCTCCCTTCAATATGTTCTATATAATCTAGATATTCACGCACAGTTGCGTTGTACTTAAACATTTCACGCAACACCGGCAACGTAACTTCAGGCATGGCTTCAATAATGACCTCGGCATAGCTTTTAAACTCAGGCGTGCCGTTGTCGATTGCTTTTTGCATCCATTTATTCATATTCACACTCGCATACAAAATTCCTGCACCGACAGCAAAACCCTGCTTCTGCCATCAATCTTTGACATTCAAATCGTAATGCCTGATAACGTTTCCATGCTGTTTCATTTGTTCGATCTGGAACGTGCGCACTAAGCAACTCACCAAATTTTTCAAACAATTCTGTATTACGTGTAAATACCGTAAAAAGTGATTTTTGTTGACTGGCAATAACAATCTTCATCCCATCAATTTCAGTCTGCTGTTCTGCAATTACACGTTCTAATGTGTTCATTTCTCACCTCTATAACGAATCATTTTTGCAATCTCTCCGAACAGACCGACCGTATATTTCAACAACACCGGCTCACGCTCAAGACCGTCTAAAGGGATGCCCGTCATTACCCAATCTACAATTTCTTTACGCTCCTCAACCCTTGCAGCTTCCACAGCATCTCGCATAATCGAAAGGTAATGTTTGGCACAGGCTTGTGCTTCATCCTGCCTGATTAGTTCTGCAAAGCGTTCAAGTTCTGGTTCGTGTGCGGTCCAGTAAGTCCATTGACTTGAGTATTCAAATCCCGCCTGTTCAACCAATTCTTTTAATCTTTCGTTCATTTTTTTTCAATCCTTTGCATAACATCATCACAAAGTTTATTGATGCCTTCCAATTGCATTGTGTAATCGTGAATGATAGATTGCATTTCTTCAATCATATCTGCGGCAACAAATTGCCATTGCTCGCCGTTGCGCAAACCTTCAACTAATTGTGTAGCAGCTATTTGACTAAACATAAATCACCTGTATTTGTTGTATGGCGTTATTGCCATAACTAGATATTAAGCTAACTTAATACCAATGTCAAACTAGGGACAAACCCTTAGATATTTATTCTTATAAATATTTAGGTAATAGTACCCCTACCCTTATACCCACCCACCGTATAATTGATGGCAGATATAAATCCTTTACGACAGAACTCTGCTTGTTAGCTAACGGAGAGTCATTCCGCCCACCCCCAGAATCCCGATGTTGCGAGTTATACAAGCAAGTCGATCAACTTCTGGCTACATGGTAATAGATACTTTCGTATCTCTGTCTATATACATTTCCCTTACGGTACTTTGTCGTGCGGGTCACACGGGAATCTATAACCTAGATAAGCATCTTTCTTGGGTGCGGGCGATTTAACCCCATTTGATAACGCTCCCTGACGGAAGCCTAGTAACAATTAAAAAAGCCGCTTAAGAGAGCATCTTGCTGGCAGACCCTTTCGGGACATTTTTTGATAAATATTCCCACTGGAACTTATCAAAAAACCAAGATACTCACTTAAACGGCTTCAATCATTTGTCTGCCAGGACAACAATTACATTATACATTAAAAAGAAAACCCACCCGTACTTTCGCAGAGGGATGAGCCGTGTTGCAATGCAAGTCCCAACTTTGGACTGCGTCTAGCCACTTAAATAACTAAAGGAAAATTATACAAGGGAAGCTAGTCTTTTCCTAGCAGTCACCATCCATTTGAGCGATCTGGCTTCTCGTTCCCTGGCTTTTCTCAGGGCTGCAATTCTGGCCATATCTCGTGCCAGTTTTTGGGAAACATACTTTTTCTTGTATATTTTCCTTTGGATTGCTTTTCTATCTGTGCGGCAAGAAACATTAGTTTGTCTTGTGGAACGCCATTGGTACGCCATTGTGCAATCGCCGCAGGACTTATCCCGCAAATCTTAGCTACCTTTGTCGTGCCGCCTAAAATATCAATAATTTCGCTGTGTTTCATGTGTTTATTTTACTTAATGTTAAGTTGGCTTGCAACAAACATAACAACCTGTTAAGATAACTTCACTAGCAATCAAGCTAGAAACACAATACAGGTGATATATGCAAGAGTTAGCTAAAGCATTAGTCAAGGCACAAGGTTCAATGAACCACGCTGCCAAAGATAGTAAAAATCCCCATTTCAAATCGTCATATTCCAGTTTGGTTTCCGTCATCGATGCAATCAGACCGCATCTTGCCGAAAACGGTTTAGCGTTTATACAAAAGACGCACGATGCCGAAGGTGGCGTTTGTGTTGAAACCGTACTTATCCATGAATCAGGTCAAGAACTGTCCTTTGGCAGATTGTTTGTGCCAGCTACAAAACAAGACGCTCAAGGATATGGTTCGGCACTTAGTTATGCAAAACGTTATTCGTTACAAGCTGGTTTGGGTATTGCTTCTGAAGATGACGATGGCAATGCCGCAGTCAAATCTGCGCCTGTCAAACTGGTCTTTGATAGTGACAAAGCTATTGATGAAATGAACAGTAAAAAAACGTTACCAGAGTTGCAAGAATCTTTCGCAAAATGGTACAAAATCGCAAATGTTGAACAACGTGCATCGTTGCAAGCGTTTTATGAAGGTATGAAAGAAGCAATCCAGGAGAAAAAATAATGGCTAGTGATTTGAACCGCTGTGAATTTATTGGACGTTTGGGCAAAGACCCTGACTTACGTTTTGCACCGTCTGGTGGTGCTGTAACTAATTTTTCGGTTGCTGTCGGATATAAAAGCAAAGAAAAAGAAACGACAGAATGGGTGCGTGTGACCGCATTTGGAAAGTTGGCAGAGATATGTGGGGAGTATCTTAAAAAAGGCTCACAAGTCTATTTAGCGGGTCGTATGACTACTCGCAAATGGCAAAAGGATGGAGTAGACCAATACACCACAGAAGTTGTTGCCGAACAAATGCAAATGCTTGGTGGCAAAGCTGAAAGTTCTGCGCCTGTAACGACTGCTAAACAATATTCTGCTGTAAAAAGCGGTTTAGCAGACATGGATGATGCCGTACCTTTTTGATACAGGTGAAATATGTGGGGAAACATGAAAATAGCATTTAATTCGCATTGGCAATATGAATTTCAATGGGATGCTGACGAGAAAACTATTTCAATTACTGAAAAAGATATTGTTAATGAAATTTACACAATGACTTTATCAGTAGAAGAAGCTAGATCGTTACATAGTTTTTTAAATAGCGTATTTAATAAAGGTGACATATGAGCGAGCATTGGTACGATAAAGAAGGTAACCCAGCCTACACCATTATTGGCGTAAACGGCAAAGAACGTGCAACAACTTTGCGTGACGCTAAGAAACATGGTTATGTGCCTTCCGTGACTACCATTTTGGGACTGTTGCATAAGCCAGGTCTTGAAACATGGAAGCTACAAAATATGCTTCTAGCTGCGCTGACTTTGCCAAGGGAGGATGGCGAGTCAGAAACAGACTGGATCGAGCGTGTGATGCAAGATTCCAAAGCTACTGGCAAAGAAGCAATGGATCGTGGCTCACGGATGCACGATGTGCTAGAACAGTTTTACAAAAGTAAAACAACACAGATATGGCCAAGTTATTGCATTGAAATTGACAGAGCGTTAGAAACTCATTTTGGTACTCAAAACTGGATTCCTGAAAAATCTTTCATTCATTTAATGGGTTTTGGCGGCAAAGTTGATCTTCATGCGCCTGGCATCATTGTAGATTTTAAGAGCAAAGAGGGCAGCTTAGATTCTGTCAAAGCCTATGATGAACAAATTATGCAACTGGCCGCTTATCGCAATGGGCTTAATATGCCAAATGCTCGTTGCGTTAACGTATACTTTACTGAATCAGGCGATGTTAAACTGATAGAGCATAGCGAAGAAGATTTAACCAATGCTTTTAATTGCTTTATGTATCTGCTAGGCTATTTTAAATTATCTAAAGGTCTGTAATTCTTGCGCCGAACGGGGTTGTCCCCTCCTCCTTAAGTCCCCTAGTAGGCGCACCCCCCAAAAAAACAACATTTCATTAAGTTAACTTGCACAATTGGTTAAGTTGACTTAATATTATTATGTGTTAACTAAATACAGGTGAAGTATGAAATTCAAAACAGTAGAAATGACGCAATCGGCAAAACGTAGTTTTTTGGCTGAGTTTGCGTTTGAATTGTGCGATGACGAAATAAACAGAATGGTTGATCGTTATGTAGATCGTTTGCAACAAGATCATCAGGGCCATTATTTTTTGCGCCTTAAGGAAAGCGAATTTAAAGATTGGATTTCTAGTGGTTACTGGGATTGGTATCCAGAAGATGGCGATCTTGTAATTGAAGAATGGGACGATACTGATTATGCACACGATTCAAACATGGATGAATGACATGAAAGACATACTTAAAGCTACCGTTTGCTGGATGATTATTTTCACACCTATCATTATTTATTTGGTGCAAAGATGACACAACAACAATTAATTATTAAATGCCTCAAAAAAGGCTGGAAATCGCCCCTAGACGCATTTAAAGAAGCAGGTACTATGAAACTATCAACCCGCGTCGGAGAGCTTNGTAGAGCGGGTTGTATCATCTTAGATAAATGGCATCCAAGTCGTGCTTTCAAACTTTATAAAATGGTGAAAAATGCAAAACCCGTCGCTACTAAATCCAAAGTTTAAATACATTCCCGCCGCTAATACAAACATAGCAGAAACGTTTAAAAGGTTTGGATTTGTACCGCCAAGCCAACAAAAAAAATAATTATTTAGGCGCAGGGGGATGCGCCTTATTTATTGGTTCTTGTTCGTGTTTGTGTAATTCACGTTCCAATTCTTTGACGTGATCTTTAATAACTTCGTAATCACCGCGCTGAGTGCCTTTTCGCTCATCTTTAACCGTAAATTTAGTTGCCATTTAGTTCACCATTTTAAGTGCTGTGGTTTTAACTTCTTCTACACGATTTAACCAGCCTTTACCAAAAGTCGGAAACGTTACCAGCGATTTGTAAAAGTTAATTTTAGCTTCTGAGAATCGCTCTATCAAATCAGATGGGGCGATTTTTTTTATTGCTTCAATTGTTTGATTGCCTATTTGACCATCCACCGATACACCAACACAGATTTGCAAAGTCTTAGCGCTGCGACCAACCTTAGCGTTAACAGCAAAATCAAATACAAGATAGTCCAAACCTGTCGGCAAATCGTCACAACGACACGCATCCCAATATTTCCGTTTATACAAAGGTTCTACATCTGTTTTGGTAAGTGCGCGCATTTCTTTTTCATTGGATTCACGCCCAACCCATGATTCCCATACTTTTTGGGTCACGCCTAAGTTAGTGCGACCGCCTGGGTCTTTCGGGTTGTCAACATAACCACCTTCTGACTTTACCAAATACTCTAATGCCTGCTTAAAATTACTATTCATTTTGTTGGCGTAGAGTTATAAATCATTTCGTCTTTTGCTCGACTACTGGCAGAAGAACCAAAGTAAAAAGCAATGATACCCGTCCAAGCTGTACCTAGACTGCCTAGCATAATCATTAGCTGATTGCTTTCTTTAGCATATCCCAACATCATTGCAGACAAGATACCAAAAAATCCAATCGTTACTGTGCCTGCAAGAATAGGCGGCACAACAGACTTTGTTGCAATCTGCATATCTCTTGCGGATTTGCGATCTTCTGTGGCCAAGGTTTCAAAGTTTAAACCTAGCGCTTGTGCTTGTTTTTGTAATTCTAATTCTGCTAGTTTTACTTGTTGTAATTGTTCGGCAGACATTTTGCCAGATTCAATCATGCCTTGTACGTCTTTTTCTGGTACACCAAAGACTTTAGCTAAAGATGTAACTGCAAGCCCTGCTAGCGGGCCGCCAAGCGCTGAAGCTATTGTGGGTGCTATTTGTGCTAACCAATCCATAATTATTTATCTGCTTTGTTATCCAGTTTATCGTAAATCTTGCCAAGCATTTCTTTAATTTCTAACGAAAAATCCTTAAAATCATCACGCCTTACAAACTCACTATGAATTTCTTTTTGGAATTCGTGCATTTGCATTT